CAGCAACACGCTGGAACGAGCAGAAAAACTGCTGGCCGGGATTCCGGACGGGATGAATCGTGCCGTTAAATCAGCCATGACGCGCGCCGCGTCTCATCTCCGCACGAATAGCTCCAAGGAGATCAGAAAGGTTTATGCGATTTCTGCAGGGGCGCTGCGATCCGAACAAAACATCAAGACCAAGTACACCTATCATCCCGGCGAGGGCGTTTCGGCACAGGTGCTTTTCAGTGGCTGCAAAATCCCGCTCTATCGATACAATGGCACAACGCCGCAGCAGCCGACGCAGGACAAATCCTACCCGGTCACAGCTGTAATCCAAGGGCATTGGCGGCGTACATACCCCGGCGTCAGTGCAGCGGGTCACCAGCTGGTAGGCACCTCGCCCGTGCAGTTTGACGGCGGATTTATTGCCAGAATGAAGAAGTCCAAGCATGTCGGAATATTCGAGCGGACCGGAGGCATGACGGCAGACGGCAGCGATGCCATCAAAGAAATCATGGGCAGCTCTGTCCAACAGATGCTTTGGAAAGAGGATGTGCGGGAATCCCTTGTGAACGCTGCGATGCAGAAGTTCGACGAACGACTTGACCACGAAGTCGCCGCGATACTGAACGGTTGGAGGTAGAGCGATGACGCTTGTAAACCTGTTAGAGCAGCTCAAGACCGTTACGGACGATGCAGTAAAGGACCTTCTGCTGCCCGTGCGTGCGCAAAAGGGCGATACTGTTACCGCAGACCGCCCGGCTACCGTCTACAAAATGCGGTTACCGGATAGTACATCTGCGACCAAAAAGGCGCCGTACATCATCCATCAGATCGTCACCAGCAAGGACACGCAGCCGTCCGGGCAACTGGAAGCGGGGAGCGCCGTCGTGCGCTCCATCTTCTGCGTGTACTGCAATGATGAACAGGAAGGTGCGATGCACCTGCTTAACCTGATGGAACGCTTGCGCATCCGGCTGCTGCAGGATGTCGTAATCGGCGGACAGTTTGAGCTGGACTTAGAGGCCGGCGTTGAGGTGTTGATTTACCCTGAAAATACAGCGCCATATTTCGCCGGGGAAATGTCCACCACATGGAAAATGCCATCTGTAGAAAGGAAGTGGCGCGAATGGCTGTAAAAGCCAAGGATAAAAATGCCGGCACATTCTGCGCATACATTGGGCCGAGCGTGCGCGGTGTAATCCAGCATGGTACGATTTTTGAGGGCAGTAAACGGGAGGTCGTTAAAAGCGATGCAGTACGCAGCGCGGTTGAGCGGTATCCCGAAATTGCCGATCTGATTGTCTCCGGCGAAGTGCTGGCTGAGGCCCGAATCAAAATCAATACGCCCGGCAGCTTGCTCGCGCAGCGGCGCAGAGCACTGGCGGTCAAAATGAAGGAGGATTAGAAAGTGGTAAATCATGGCATTTACGTAAGCCGTGGGGAGCCGAGCACCAGCATCCCCACTGCCGCCGAGAGCGGAATCCCGTTTGTAATCGGCGCTGCACCGGTGCATATGGCATCCGCCCCGGCAAAAATCGGCGTCCCGGTGCTGTGCGAGAGCTGGGAGGACGTGGAAGCGAAGCTCGGTTATTCCGACGACTGGGACAGCTTCAACCTCAGCGAATTTGCCTACGCATATTTCAAGCTGTACGGCTGCAAGCCGGTTGTGTTCTGCAACCTGTTTGACCCCGCAAGTATGAAAACCGCCGTCACTGCAGCCGACAAGGATGTGGCCAATCATCAGGTCGTGCTCCCCGGCGAAGCCATCAAGGACAGCGGCCTGACCGTCAAGGCATCCGGCGGTACCGGCACGGCCTATGTCGCCGGTACGGACTATGAGGCCTATTATGCTGACGGCAAACTGATTATCGAGGTGCTCGAAGATGGCGCGTGCTACGAGGCAACCTCGCTGTCCGTTGCGTACAACAAGGTCGCACCGACACAGCTTACCGCAGCAAAGGTTGCGGCCGGGCTGGAGAACACGGAGCTGTGTATGTCCGCGACCGGTCACGCTCCCGACCTTCTGTGCGCTCCCGGCTACTCTGGAGACAGCGCCGTTGCTGCGGCAATGGCACTCAAGGCAAGCGGCATCAATGGGATGTTCCACGCCAAGGCGCTGGTAGACATTGCCGCAGATTCCACCGGCGCAACCGCGCTGGACAACGCGATTACCTATAAGCAGGCGAATCTCGCGGACAAGAACGAGATTGTCTGCTGGCCCATGGTGATGAAGGATGGCCGCAAGTACCATATGTCTACCCATCTGGCTGGCGTAATGGCGCAGACGGATAGCGGCAACGATGGCTGCCCGTATGAAAGTCCGTCCAGCAAAGCGATGGCATGCGACGCAATGGTCCTCAAGGACGGCACGGAAGTGCTGCTCTCGCAGCCGCAGGCGAACAAGCTGAATGCGCAGGGCATCGTAACCGGCCTTGCCATCCTTGGCAATCTGGTCGTGTGGGGCAACTATACGGCCTGCTATCCCACCAGCAAAGCAGCAGAGGAATATTTCATCCCCTGCGCCCGCGTGTTCGACTGGGTTGGCAATACGCTGGTCCGCACCTTCTGGTCCTATCTGGACGCGCCGGTTACACGCCGCCTGATCGACACGGTTGTCGACGCTGCCAACATCTGGCTCAACGGGCTGGTCGGAGCCGGTTATCTGTACGGCGCGCGCGTCGAAGCTCCTGCCGACGAGAATACGGTTGAAAACCTGCTCGCAGGCATCATCAAGGTGCATATCTACATCGCCTCGCCCAGCCCGGCGCAGGAGATTGATGTCACCCTTGAGTACGATTCCAGCTATGTGACTGCGGCCATGCAGCTGTAAGAGAGGAGGATAACCACATGAAGATTCAGGAAACCGTTATCAACTTCGCGGTCTATGAAGACAAGACGGAATTCATGGGCATCGCCTCTGTGCAGCTGCCCGATCTGACCGCACTGTCTCAGCAGATTTCCGGAGCGGGCATCGCTGGTAACATCGAGGCCATCATTCCCGGCCACTTCGAGGCCATGACCTGCACGATCAACTTCCGCACGACTACCACCGCTGCGCTGAAGCTGTCCGAGCCTCGACGCCACAACCTCGACATCCGCGTTGCCAATCAGGTCGAGGACACCGTTGCGGGCCAGGTCGCGGCGCAGAGCGTCAAGCACGTGCTGGTGGTATTGCCCAAGAAGGACGGCGGCGGCACGCTTGCGCCGGCCTCTGCTGCCGACGCATCCGGCGAATACGCCGTGCGCTATTGGGCCACCTATGTGGATGGTCAGAAGATCCGCGAGATCGACCCCATGAACTCTATCTGCATCATCAATGGCGTCGATTATCTGGCCGATGTGCGCAAAGCGCTCGGCAAGTAAGTATCTGATTGCTCCCCGGTACAGTGCGTGCCGGGGAGATTTTTGAAATTCTGAAAGGAGAATCCCCATGAGTGACATTTTTTCTGTGAAGGAAGAAACCCCCGCAGCATATACCCTCAAGTTCAAGAAACCCTTTGAGTACGACGGCCAGAGCTATACGGAGCTGACATTCAACTGGGACGCTCTCACCGGCGAAGATTCCCTCGCCATTGAAGCAGAGCTGCAGGCCATGGGCAAGTTCATCGTCAGTCCTACGTTTTCTGGCGAGTATCTGGTACGAATGGCTGCAAAAGCCTGCACGACCCCTGTTGGACAGGACCTGCTCCGCGCCCTGCCGATTTCTGACTACAACCGCATTCGGAGTGCGGCACGTTCTTTTTTGCTGAGCACGGAGCAGTAACCGGCGACGGCGGGTCATGGCTCCGGCGGCAGTGCATGACGCTGTCGCGCAATTATAACACGCCTGTTCCATACTGGCTTTCTCTCAATTTTCGCTCTTTGGCGGCGTGGATCGAAGAAAGCAACAGTATGGTGCAGGAGATGAACGAAGCCCAAAAGAAGCGGCAGAAGTAGAGAGGATGTGAGGATATGGCCAATCGCAAAGAGTACGAAATGCTATTTCGACTCGGCGCGCAGATGAATGGCGAATTCGCCCGGACTTTCCGCGCGGCGCAGAGCGAGCTTTCTGCGACGCAAAAGGAAATTCAGGCGCTTGGCCGCACACAGGCCGATATTTCTGCCTATCAGAAGCAACAGGCCGCCATTGACGGCACAAAGAAGAAACTGGAAGTGCTGCAGCAGCAGTACGACAATATCCAGAAGGAAATTTCCGAGACCGGAACATATTCTTCCGATCTGGAAAACAAACTGCTTTCCAAGCAGCAGCAGATTGAAAAGACGTCGGACGCATTGGGGCGGCAGACCCAGCGCCTGGACGAGCTGGGGACGGCCCTGCATGAGGCTGGCGTCGATACAAGCAATCTGGGGCAAGAAAGCACCCGGTTGGGCAAGAAGATTGACGAGCTTGCCGAACAGGAACGTCAAGCTGCGGATGGCGCCGAGGATTTTGGAGATCGCTCCACTGAGGCGCTTGAAGCAGTTCAAAGTGCACTCGCTGCGTTGGGGATTACCAAACTGCTCCACGCAATCTATGACGAATTCCGCGCCTGCGTCGATGCTTCGGTGGAGTTCGAGAGCGCCATGACTGGCGTTGCGAAAACAACCGATCTGACCGATGCGGAGTTCGCAGTTATGTCGGACGCAGTGCAGGATCTGTCTACGGAGATTCCGGCCACGACAACCGAGCTGGCGGCGATCGCAGAAACGGCCGGGCAGCTCGGCATTGAGAAGAAATCCCTGCTGGATTTCACCGAAGTCATGGCCATGCTTGGCACGGCAACAAACATGACCTCCGAAGAGGCTGCGACCATGCTGGCACAGTTCGCGTCCATCACCGGTATGGACCCAAAGCTGTATTCCAATTTGGGGTCTGCTATCGTTGACCTTGGCAATAACTTCGCCACCACGGAGAAGAATATCGCCGATATGTCGCAGACGATTGCCGCAGCCGGTTCGATTGCCGGTATGTCGGAGGCTGACATTGTTGGCATTGCAGCGGCGGTTACCTCCCTTGGTATCAGCGCACAAAACGGCGGCACGCAAATGACGAAGCTGATCTCCGAGATTAACTCGGCTGTTTCGTCTGGCGAAGGTCTGGAAGAATGGGCCAGTGTCGCGGGTATGTCTGCAGATGCGTTTGCGCAAGCATGGGGCAATGACGCAGCGAATGCGCTGGATGCGTTCATTATCGGTCTGAATGACGCATATAGCAGCGGTCAGGATGTTTATGGCATCCTCTCTGATCTGGGGATCACCGAGACGCGCATGGTCACGATGATTACCTCCCTTGCGAAGTCCGGCACTCGGCTGACGGATACGCTGAACGTATCCAATCAGGCGTGGGTGAAGAATACCGCGCTGACCGGAGAGGCTGAGAAGCGGTACGCAACCACCGAGAGCAAGCTGACGCTGATGCAGAACGCATACAACAACCTCAAGGTTGCTGTGGGCGACAATTACACCCCAGCACTGCAGAAGCTCTATGAAATCGGCACGAAGGTGCTGAAAAATATCACCGACTTCGTGACGGCACACCCCGGTGCGGTAAAGGCAATCACCATTCTTGTTGCCACGGTGGGCGGCTATGTTGCCGCACTGACCGCCTACGTCGTAATTGCCAAACTTGCAAAGATCGCTCAGGACCTCCTGAATGCCTCTATGCTGGCCAACCCCTTTGTGCTGGCAGCAACCGCTATTATTGGCGTTACCGCCGCGTTGTTTGCGCTGGCTGCTTCTGCTGAAGATACGGTTCCGTCAGTGGCCGATCTTACAGCGGAAACGCGAGAAGCAACGGAGGCTATCGAAGAAGCCAAGAGCACGTTTAGCGAAACCGCTGAAACTACTATGGCTACGGCGACGGTTGCTGAAAATTACATTCGTAGACTGCAAGAACTGGAAGAAGCCGGTATCAACACCGACGAGCAAGCGCAGCAGTATCATAATACGCTTGTGCTGCTTTGCCAGACCGTACCAGAGCTGTCACAGTATATCGACCTGCAAAACGATGTAATTAATGGTGGGACCGAAGCCCTGCTTGCCAATACTGCAGCGTGGAAAGAAAATGCCATCCAGCAGGCCTATCAAGAAGAACTGGCTGAGGTTGCAAAACAATACTCGAATATTCTTGTTGACAATGAGAAAAAGAGTATCGAACTTGCACTTGCGCAAGAAGACGCAACCGCTAAAACGGATGCCTATAACGATGCTGTTGAGCGCATGAATGTGTTGTGGCAGCAGGCGACAAAAGATGCCGAGGAAGCTAGTAAAGCATACGGCATTGCCGGTGATGCAACCGGTTACTTAACGCAAGAATATTGGGATTTGCAGAATTCTCTTCCCGATCTGGCACAAGAAGTCTACGATGCGCAGCAAACAGCAGACAACTACACCGAAGCCATTGAAGAGAATAAAAAAGCCGCTGAGTCTGCTAAAGCTGAAATGGATCTTACCCAAAAGGCCATTGACCAGCTCAGAGGGACCGAGGATGAGGCCGCAAATTCTACCAGTCAGTTGGCGGCGCAGCAACAGGAAGTCGCTGCTGCCGTTGACGAAATGCTCACACCGCTGGAGGACCTCACCAAGGCCTACACGGACGCATACGAGGCTGCTCAGCAGTCCATAAGCGGACAGTATGCCCTTTGGGATGAGGCCGCAGACGTCGTTGCAACAAGCGCTTCGTCGATCAATGACGCGCTCTCCGGCCAGATCGAGTATTGGCAGGATTACAATGCGAATCTTTCCAGCTTGCGGGATCGCGCTGCGGATATTGAGGGCCTGAGCGATGTAATCGCCAGCTTTGCCGATGGCAGCGCAGACAGCGTGAACGCTGTCGCGGGCATGGCCGCTGCAAGCGACGAGGACCTGCAGACTATGGTCGCCAACTGGCAGACATTGCAGGCCGAACAGGAGGCCACCTCTAACAGTATCGCAGAGCTGAAAACCGATTTCTCTGCACAGATGGACGAGCTGGAGAGCGATTTTGAGCAAACTATCTCCAACATGGACCTGAGCAAGGAAGCGGCTTCGAGCGCGGCATCTACGATTCAATCGTTTATTGATCAGGCAGACATTATGCTCCCGGATGTGCAGTCGGCATACCAGCGCCTTGCCAATGCTGCGACCTCTGCGCTGGCGTCAGCCTCTGCTGGACGCGCTACTCCGCAAAGAGTCGACGGCAACGCAACCGGCACAACGAGTGCCGCTGATGTTTTTATTGCAGGCGAGGAAGGGCCGGAGCTGATTGTTGGACAGCGCGGGGCTTCTGTGTTCCCCGCGCAGGAGACGCAGCGGATCATTGAAGCACTGCCCAATTCCGGCAACGGCGGCGGCAATGTGACGGAAATTCGCTTCGCGCCGGTTTACCACCTTGACGGAGCAACCAATGCCGCCGATTTGGAGACGGTCCTGCGCAATCACGACGAAGAAATGCGCGACTATATCATGCAGGTGCTCAACGAGGCTGGCGTTGATGCGGATAGGAGGGCGTATGTATGAGTAAGACCTATACCACGGTACAAGGCGATATGTGGGACAGCATTGCCTACAGCAAGATGGGCAGCGTCGCTTACACGGATAAGCTGATGCGGGCCAATCAGGAGCATGCGGGGTATTACATACTGCCTGCCGGGATAACGCTCACGCTGCCGGACATTGATACGACTGCCGATGATTTGTCGGCGCTCCCGCCTTGGAAGAAGGTGCCCGGATGAGCAATGCGAATCTCGCCCGGCGCAGCGCTGTTGACGTGGCGTTTGCCGGTGTCAACATCACGCAGTCCATGATGCCCTATCTGCTGTCGTTGACCTATACGGACAATGAAGAAGATGAATCGGACGATCTGCAGATCAAGCTGCAGGACCGAGAGGGCCTTTGGCTCTGCCGATGGCTGAACGACATGGTGCAAGCGGCTGCTGCATCCTCCGGCACAGTTACCACCGAAAGCGTCAGCGAGGCGGCGACCTCTTATCGGGTCACCGCCTCGATTGGCTTAAATGTGCGTTCCGGCCCTGGAACGGGCTATTCCAAGCTGGGGACGCTGGCATACGGTGCAACAGTGCCTGTATCGTCCATTGCCGATGGGTGGGCCGCAATACAGTATAGCGGGCAAACTGCTTATGTCAGCGCGGCATACTTGGAGCAAGCCGAATCTGTCCCGACGGGCGGCACAGCGGAAGCATCCACCACATCCGGCTTGAAAATCCGCGCGGGCATTGTTCGTGAGAACTGGAACGGGGATGGCGCCGACAAGGTGCTGGATTGCGGTCAATTCGAGCTGGACACCATCGATGCCTCCGGCCCTCCGGCCACTGTGACAATTAAGGCAACCGCCCTCCCGTTTGACGGGCAAATCCGGCAGACCAAACGTTCCCAAGCGTGGGAATCTTATACGCTGTCCGGGATTGCCCGCGAGATGGCGGCGCGAAACGGGCTTGCGTGTCTGTTTGAATCTGCCAATGATCCGTATTATGACCGTGTGGAGCAGGTGCAAAGCAGCGACATCGCATTTTTGTCAACGCTGTGCCATAACGCTGGCGTAAGCCTCAAGGCAACCTCGAATATCCTCGTGCTGTTCGACCAATCCAGCTATGAGGCGCAATCGCCAATCAAAACGATATCCCGCGGGTGCGGTTACACGAAGTATAAGCTGTCTGTCGGAAAATCGGACACGCAGTACGCATCTTGCCGTGTCTCCTACGCTGCTGACGGCAGATGCATTGAGGCGACTGCCTACGTTGAGGATTACAAGGAATCCGAAAAGAATCAGCAGCTCGAAATTACGGCCAGAGTTTCCAGCGTGGCCGAGGCGAAAGCTCTGGCGGAAAAGCAACTCCGGCTTCACAACAAATATGCCAGAACGTGCAGCTTTACCTTCCCCGGTGACCCTGACCTGCTTGCCGGGGTTACGGTGCTGCTCGACGGATGGGGTGCATTTGATGGCAAGTACATCATAAAGCAATCCAAGCACAGCGTGAGCAGCGCAGGGTACACTACGACAGTGACGCTGCGGCGCGTACTGGAGGGTTACTAATGGATAAAATCGTAAGAGCTGGCACGGTAACGGCTGTTGATGGACGCAAGGCCCGTGTGCTATACCACGATCTGGGCTTCACGTCCGGCTGGCTGACGGTCCTGCGACACGGGGCAGCGGACACTTGGATGCCGGATATTAACGATACCGTAGTCGTTCTCTATCTCCCGTGCTTCAACGCGGATGGCTACATTTTGGGGGTGCTGTGATGCAAATCGGCTGCTTGGGAGATATTGCGTTTCAGGTGTCTGCGGACACGGTGCGCACGGTTTCGGACATGACGTGGTCCGGCAGCGCGAACTACTCCACGCATTCCCGGCATTTGACCGATGCGCTGGTGGAGTTCACCGGACTGGCACCGGATGCCATTTCGTTCGATGTTACCTTGTCCGCCTATTTGGGGGTATCGCCCATGGCGGACATTGTGAAGATATGGGACTATGAGCGATCGGGCCGAGCGCTGCCGCTTGTGCTTGGGTCAAAAGCCTACGGGAAATACCGATGGGTTATCAAATCCCACAAGATCAAAATGCAGACATTTGATGGACACGGAAATCTGACCAGCGCAACGGTGTCGCTCAGCCTCACCGAATACACAGAGAGGTGATCGTATGACCTATACGGTAAAGGCAGGCACGGCGGCAGTCACGCTGAATGAGACGGACACGGTAAAATCTGTCCTCCAGAATATTGCAATCATCCTCCGGACGCGCCGCGGCTCCTGCCCGCTATATCGGGAGTTCGGACTTCCCATGGATTTCCTCGACCGGCCACAGCCCGTCGCAAAGACCATGGCGATAGCGGAAATCAAAGAGGCTGTCGAGACGTTTGAGCCACGTGCGACGGTTGAAGATATATCATTTGAAGAAGATGCCAATATGCCAGGCGTCTTAATCCCCATCGTGGAGGTGAGCATCAATGCGTAGCGATTACGCTTTTATCGAGACGGATACTACGGCACTTGTGACCGCCATGATTGCGGCCTATGAAAAAATGACCGGCACTACGGTACAACCGGCAAGTCCGGAACGCCTGTTTATCTTGTGGGTGGCCGATATTATCGTGCAGACGCGCGTAGCGATCAACTATGCCGCCAACCAAAATATCCCCAGCCGCGCGGTCGGGGAAAATTTGGATGCGCTGGCAGAACTCTTTTACACGCAGCTGCGCCCCTCGGCAAAGGCTGCAACTTGCACGGTGCGCTTCTCCATATCGGAAGCGCAGGAATCTGCCATTTTGATTCCCGCCGGGACTCGCGTGACAGACGTGGCCAATACGCTGATCTGGGAAACGACGGCAGACGTGTATATCCCAATCGGCAGCACCACGGCAGACGTTGCCGTGCGATGCCAGACGGCTGGAACGGTCGGGAACGGCTATCTGGCCGGGCAGCTTAACACCGTGGTCGATGTATTCCCGTACTACGTCAGCTGTTCCAATATCACAGTTGCAGACGGCGGCGCGAATGCCGCGACTGATGCCGAATTCTTTGAGCTGCTGAAAGCGTCAGAGGACGCATACTCCACGGCAGGCCCAATGGGGGCTTATGTATATTGGGCAAAGTCTGTATCTACGGAGATCGCGGATGTCAAAGCCATCCGTCCGAAGCGGCACATTGTGAAAACAATTCCCGTCTATGGTGGGCACGCATTCCTCGGCGGAGACAATCTGACCGTGAGCAGCCTCGTTGTGGCTGCGGCTGGGAGCAGCGTTAAGGCCACCATAACCACCGACTACACGGTAAGCTATGTGGACGGACTGTTGGATATCACAATCAAGTCAGATGGCGCACTTGCGTCCGCTACGCAGCTCGACATTTCTATCACCGGCGACGGAGCGGGTCATGTGGATATCTATGCTTTGATGGACGACGGCACAATCGCCACCGATACGGTCAAGGCGCTGATTTCGGCTGCGTGCAGCGATGATAAAGTTCGCCCGCTGACCGACCTTGTCAGTGTAAAGGACCCCGCGCAGGTGAACTACAACATTGCGCTTACCTATTACATCCCGAGCGACACAACGGTGTCTGCTGCCGAAATCAAAACGCAGGTCGATGCAGCCGTTGCGGACTATGCCAAATGGCAGTGTGCAAAGCTTGGTCGTGACATCAATCCGTCCAAGCTCATTTCTTTGCTGATGCAGACCGGGGTTAAGCGCGTCGCTGTGACGTCGCCTGTGTTCACGCAACTGTCAGACGGCAGCGACCACAGCACGCCACAGGTTGCAAAGCTGGTCAGCACAACCGTTACAAGCGGAGGTTATGAGGATGAGTAAGTACAGCCTCAACGCGGGCAATTTCCTGCGCACGCTCCCGGAAGTGCTGCAGGACGACCCCAGCATACAGGCGCTTGCCTCGGCTATCGCCAGTGAATTGGAGACGCTTGCACAGAAGGTGCAGTTCGCCGAGATCTATACCCACATTGACGATCTGGATGAGACAATGTTGGACGCGCTGGCGGCAGACTTTAAGGTGGATTGGTGGAGACCGGATGCTTCGATTACTGAAAAACGTGCTGCACTGAAAGCCAGCTGGTACATCCACAAGCACCTCGGAACGAAGTCGGCAATTGAAACCGCTGTTGCGGACTACCTTGGCGACGGCAAAGTAGAAGAGTGGTTTGAATACGGAGGAGAGCCGTATCATTTCCGCGTTTCCTCCAAAAACAATGCGAATATTGTTGCACAGTACGATTCCTTCATGGCTGTGCTGGATGTTGTCAAGCGCTGCAGCGCCGTACTGGATCATATCTCCGCTCAGTTGGCTCACTCGCAGAAATTTTATGTGGGCATGGCTATGAAGGTCGCAAAGACCGGCGCAATCACATGCGAACCGGTGGACGTATCGGATGTTACGCTGTTGACCGATGAAAACGGTGTGCCGCTGCTGGATGAAAGCGGAAATATGCTCACCACATAAGGAGGGTTCATAATGACCTTGCAACTCACAAACGCCGGACTGAATGCGCTGCTTCGCGCAATGTCAGGCGATAAAATCATATTCTCGAGTGTCCAGATTGGCAATGGCGATCCGCAGGACGTCAGTTCCGCTACCGGCCTCGGCAACCCGCTGAAAACGCTCACAATCACCAAAATCACGGTCAACAGCAACAATGCGACCCTCGAAACGAGCTTTAACAATTCTGACGTGGAGGCGGGTTTCCGGCTGAAGGAGGTCGGCATTTTTGCACAGAATCAGGACGATGCCACCGAAGAGATCCTTTACGCTTATGGCACAGAGCCGGAAGCAACTGCCGACTATATCGCGGCCAGCTCCGGGTCTATCCTAGAGACGCAGATGGAGTTTTCCATTTTCGTTGGCAATGCCGAGAACATTTCGGCCATCATCAACGAATCGCTGGCATACGCCACAAAAGCAGCGTTTGAGGCGCATGTTGGGGACAAAGAGAATCCACACGGTGTCACCAAGGAGCAGGTCGGGCTTGGCAATGTACCGAATGTCGCAACGAACGACCAAACACCCACCTATTCGGAGGCAGCGACCCTCACCGCGTTGTCTGCCGGCGAAAAAATGTCAGTGGCTTTCGGCAAACTCAAAAAAGCAGTTTCTTCCTTGATCGCTCATATCGGGGACAAGCAGAACCCGCAT